CAAAATACAAACCACTAAAAATTTATTTCTCAGCAAGCAAATTACTTGATCCATCTATAAATTACGGTCCGGATGATGTTGTACCAAATCCAGAAAGTCGTGCTAAGTTGTATGACAGATTAGTACAGCGTTATGCCAAGGCATGGGGTTATAGAGCTTTCAGGGGAGATACATATGCCTCGGTTATGTATGAATTGTCAAGAATACCAAAGCAGAAGACTGTAGGTGAAGATTACACCATGCAATTTGCGGCAGAAAAGACTCCAATAGTAAGTCCTTATGCTGGTGTTAAAGATAATCAATATCGTGGATCAATGTCAGAGGCTTCAGGGTATATCCCAAGCGAAAAACAAAAGAATGACCCACGATTTAAGACAGCATTAACTGTGGATGTTAGGCCAGACTCTATCAAAAAGAACGCAAAAGCATTTTATTGGAACACCAGTCGAGCAGGAATCCCCCCAACTGCAAAAGCAAACGGCAAAATCTAAAGTTTCCATATTATGGTATTTTGATAAATACTCTATAACTTTGGGAAACTAGCATGAGATTTAATCAAATAGTAGAAACAACAACAGCAGGATCAGTTGCAACCGTAGCACAGCCTATGATGACTCAAACCCGCGAAAATATCAATGTTCCTGGATTAAAGCCTGTACAGCAATTAATGAAGGGCAAATCTAAAAAGAAGGGTCCTTACGCTAATAGCATTAATGAAGGTAAAGTCAAACAACTTACAATAGATTTAACAGAGTTAACTGACGAAGAATTCAAAAAGAAATATGGTAAGACTAAGGTGGAAATCAGATCCGATATGAAGAAAGTTAATGAAGATGATCTAGCAGAACAAGATTTAATCGTTATCCCAGGACAAGGCAGATTAAGAAGAACCGGATTTGTTAAACAAGACTTAGATCAAGGTGAACATGAAGGACACACATTAAAGAACAGTTTACACACTATCGCCCGTGCTGCTAGTGATTTAGATAAAAGATTATCTGTCCAATCTGAATTTCCAGAGTGGGTATCAGAGAAGATAGGCGCGGCAAAGGGTATGATGGTTACTGTAATGGATTATCTAATTAGCAGCCAAGAGATGCAACATGATACAGATTCTATGGCAGAAGGTGAGAAGAACACTAGCTATATGAACAAACAAAACCAAGACTTCTACAATAAAAACCCTAACTTTAAACGTGATGATAGAGGAGTAAAATTTGTAGGTAATCAGTTAGCATCTATAGTTACACCTACAAATAAACCAGGTCAAGTTGCGAAAAAGCCAATGACACCATTCAAAACTCAAGGTGTGGCGGAAGGTTTCCAGAAAGGTGATCGTGTAAGTATCAAACATCATAGTCCGTTTTCAAACCCTAAAAATGCACAAGGTATTATTCATAGCGATTTAATGCACGGTGATGGCACCAGTGATAAGTTTGGCACACAAGTTCCCAATGGCCCGTATCATAAAGTTAAAACACGCCAAGGGATCGTCCATGTTCCATTGGCACATCTTTCAGAGCAAGGTGTGGCGGAAGGCAGAGGCTTTAGTGGCGTAGGCGGTGCAAGAGACCGTGAAGATGATGAGCATCATCATTTAGATCCAAGTGACTGGTTCGTATTCAAAGATGGAAAAATGTACAAAGTTTCCGTATACCCAAATCAGCATGATTCAGCAAGATCACATGGATATAGTCCTTCTAGAGAAGAAGCTAAAGCCAAAGCTGCTAGAGGTAGTCAAGATGTGGCGGAAGGCAAAATTGACTTTGCTAAAAAACTACAAAAGAATGTAGACAAAAGCAATAAAGCTGTAGTCAAAACAAGACAAGATATAGGCAGTAGAATTGCTGATATTGGCGCTGGTGGCAAAGAATACAATGTAAAGACTGATGCCGCATGGGATGCTGCTAAGAAAAAAGTTAGTGAAGGTTCAAAACAATAATATGAAAACTACAGATTTTTTAACAGAACTATCTACTGACAAGCTAGCACAATACAAAACGGCTGCTGCTGCCGATGCTAGTAAAGCAGACAAAGAAGGTGACTTTAAACGGGGCGATAAACGTTTTAGTGGTATAGTAAAAGCAACTAAAAAACAATTTGCTAACGATACTAAGCAAGATGTGGCGGAAATGGATAGTCAATCTCCTAAAGGTCGTATGAAATCTGATGGCGCAAGAAGCCATAGCACATATGGTTCAAGAGACCACTATAGCGACTCTGACCCACAACATACTGCCAAGCCAACCACTGCTAAAAAAACAATTAAGCAAGCTACTGACATTTTTAATAAAGCATTCAAGGATGTAGATAAGAAGCAAGGTGTGGCGGAAGGCTCGGAGAGAAGCATCTACAAACAAGCGTACATGGACGGATACAACGGAAAGTCTTTCAATAGCCCATACAAGCCAGGGAGTGACGAAGATGACGAATACGATGAAGGGTGGCATGATGGTCGGTTAGACTATGAAAAGCAAGATGTGGCGGAAGGTTGGAGTAAAAAGTACAAGAGTTCAATCAACTGTAGTCATCCAAAAGGTTTCTCACAAAAGGCTCATTGTGCCGGTAAGAAAAAACATAATGAATCAATTGAGATGGAAATGGTCTGTGAAGATTGCGGCATGTGTGAAACACACATAAACCATGAGAATTTAGATGAGGCATGCTGGAAAGGTTACCACAAAGAAGGTAATAAAAAAATGTTTGGAAAAACATATCCTAACTGTGTGAAGAATACAAATGAAGAACAGCACGACGAGAGTTGTCCACATTGTGGTGGTGAAATGGTCAGTGAAGAATTAATGAACGAAAAGAAAGATGCTTGCTACTACAAAGTCAAGAGTCGTTATAAAGTATGGCCAAGTGCTTACGCCAGTGGTGCATTAGTAAAGTGTCGCAATAAAGGGGCAAGCAACTGGGGCAACGGTGGAAAGAAGAATGAAAGTTCTATACTAGAAGGCATTGAACAAGCAGATGAAAGTTTGCATGATTGGTTTAATAAAGAAAAATGGGTTCGTATGGATACTAAAGGAAACATCAAGGGTCCATGTGCAAAAGAACCAGGAGAAGGTAAACCAAAATGTTTGCCTCAAAGTAAAGCACACAGTTTAGGTAAAAAAGGTCGTGCAAGCGCGGCTGCTAGAAAACGCAGAGAAGATCCTAATCCAGAACGTAGTGGTAAAGCTATCAACGTCAACACTAAAAAGAAAGATTAATATGTTAGTAGAAAACTTAAAAGTGTTATTGGCTAGTACTCAAGTGTTTGTGATAAAAACACAACAGTTTCATTGGTGCGTAGAGGGTAGTAACTTCCCACAATATCACGAATTCTTTAATACATTGTACGAAGATGTAAATGTTACTATTGATCCTATTGCTGAATATATCAGAGTCTTGGGTGCTTATACACCCGGTAGCTTAACACGGTATGCTGAACTAAGTATCATTCAAGATCAAACTAAAGTGCCAAGAGCAGAACTCATGTTTGTTGAGTTACTACAAGATTGTGAAACACTGGGTCAACTTGTGGTTGCTATGTTTGATGAAGCTACAAATGAACGTCAACAAGGTATTGCTAACTACATGGCTGAACTTCAAGACCTATATGGTAAAAAAGCATGGTTTATTCGTTCTACTCTTAAAACAGAGCGTGAATAATGAGAGCAAGTGAGTTTTTATCCGAGAACGACGAACCAGTTAGGTTAAAACTACGACCACTTGATAATGGTCAGGCTAAAGCATGGATTGAACGAGTCTATCAAAAGTATCCAACTACCATGCAAAACAATCATGTTATGATATGGGGCAAAGGAGATGATCAACAGTTTGCTATGTTTGAATTAACACCTAGCTTTAGTAAACGAGGTGCAGTTGAAGTCAAATGGTTTCAAGCGTATCCATTACGTCAAGGTGTGGGTAGCCGTGCAATGCAAGAACTTCAAGCAATGGCCCGCGAAGATGGAATCACTCTTACTTTATTCCCGTGGGACAAAGGACAAGTAAGTCAAAGTAAATTAACTAAGTTCTATAAAGGTCAGGGATTTAAGCCGATTCAAAAGGGAGGCAAGAGTTTGTACTGGGGGTCTGACGTAAATGAAGCAGAACTTGACCCAAGAGGATGGGGAGAAACTCCTCAAGGAACTGATGTAGATTACTTTGGTCTCAAAGTAAAGATGCGGCCGAGTACATTCTTAAAACTATCACATCCATTGGGATCAAGTGATAGAAATGCCGATGTTGAAAAGTATATGCAAGGTGGGGGAAAGATTGCTTATCCGTTCTTGGAGATTAAAGATCCAGTTGAATGGGAAGATGGAGATTTTAGTCAACTAGGTAAAGTGAGTAATCACGAAGGTCGCAATAGAATGACACACTGGATTAAAATGAAAGGTGATGAGCCTATTCAAGTTAATGTGTTCTTGCGTGGTGCAAATCGTAGAAGATTTGTAACCAATGATATGATTCAAGCAATGAGTCAAGGATTAATTAGTCAGACTGGTCAATTAGTTAAAAACCCATTTGATGCAAGCACTGCATTAGAAGAAACAAGAGTACAGGGCGATAGATGGACTGGTGATGAACCATACAGACAACTAGTTGAATTAGATATAGCAAAAGGTTAGCAAAATATAATGGGATTGGATGACAGACATGAAAAAAATAATATTATTAATAGCATTATCAATACTATCTAGTGTTGTATTAGCACAAAAACAAAAAGAAGGTGTAACATATGATGCCGTGATAACTAGGGTTATTGATGGTGATACTGTGGCATTTCAAGCTCTGTTCTTACCTGCCCCATTGAAGAAAGAATTAAGTATTCGTGTGTTTGGCGTTGATACTCCAGAAAAAGGGTTTAGGGCAAAATGTCCTAGTGAGGATCAAAAAGGTCAAGCAGCAACTGCTTTTACTAAGCATGCCATTGAAGTAGCAACTAAACGACAAGTTGTTCTTATGGATTGGGACAAGTATGGTGGGCGTGTGTTAGGTGATGTAATATTAAATGGACAAAGCCTTAGACAAATGTTAATTAGTCAAGGTTTTGCCCGAGAATATTACGGAGAAGCTAAAACTAGTTGGTGTAATTAAGTTTAATATTAACCATAATATATCATACTAAATATCAGTATGAACATTACAAAATTAGGTAAACTCGTAGGTGATTGGAGTAATATCAATGATAAATTGCTCCAACAAATAAGCAATCTATTCAAACTTAGAGATTGCAATATTAATTTAGATATACAAAAGACAAATAAAGTAAGCCCTTTCATTAAAGACAATTTAGAACATTATCATTTGGATAATCCCTTTACTATTAAAAGAATCTGCATTCATTTAACAGATTGGGAGCCGGGGCATTTCTATTGCTTTGATAATGATATACATACTGAATGGAAAGCAGGAGATGTATATAGTGTTGATTGGCACAAAACTTCTTATGCTAGCGCAAATGCAGGTGCTTCCGATAGAATCATACTACAACTAACTGGAATAGTATCAGAAGAATCCAATGAATTCTTAGCACGATTAAAAAGATTTGACAAATACACACTAGAACTTAAAGAAAGTTCTTGGTAAAGAACACCCTTAGGGCCGTGTGGCCGGCTGCTGGCCAACGAATAGGAATCGCTACCCATTTAGTTCGTTAAAGTGAGCACTTTTGATAAATATATAATGCTCACAGAACACATCATTATTGAATCCGCTGCATTAGAATTAGCAAAACGGTTGCCTTCACTACAAAAGCACGATTATACTACTATTGACAAATTAATGCGTCAAGTAGCAAATAGACATAGCATTACTGGCAAAGCATTGCATGACTTGTTTGTTCACAAATTTAAAAGAACACCGGATGACTGGATTAAGAATAAACTAGATGAAGCAAATGATGAACCAAACTTCTTGGAAGATAACCCAATAATGCAGAAATTCATTCAATTTGCAACACAAAAACTCAAGCTACAATCAGTGCCCAAAATTGAATTCAGTTACGATACTGAAGAAGCACAAGAAGGGCATCATACCGGTCGTCATAGTACAAATGACAATAGCGTTTGGGTATACGTTGCTAATCGTAATATGGTTGATATTATGCGTACTGTATTTCATGAACTTACCCATGTGCGTCAAGGTGAATTGAATATGATTAAATCGGGGGACAGCTATCCGGGTAGTCCAATTGAAATGTTAGCAGATATGAGTGCCGGAAAATATATGAAAGTATTTGGTAAAGCACATCCAGAAATATTTCAGTAAAATAGTTGACTTTGTTTCGCAGATGTAGTATACTAACTACTTCACAGGAGATTTATATGTCAGCAAAAATGTTTACCGGAGATCAAAAGATTAAGTTAACACAATTGATTAACGAAGGAATGGTAGTATTACACGAGATTGATACTCTACGTGAGGGATTATCTGAAACTGTCAAAGCTATCGCAGAGGAACTAGAAGTTAAACCTGGTATTCTCAAAAAGGCAATTACTGTCGCACACAAAGCAAGTCTTGGTCAAACAAACGCAGACCATGAAGAACTTAACACTATCTTAGAAACTGTCGGTAAAACACTTTGAGTTACGTTGATGCGGTTCATTCTAGGGATGACGATAGAATTTTTGTAGTTGAACGTGACCAGAACGGAAAGCGTCAATACAAAGAATATCCCACAAACTATGTACTCTACTATCCTGATCATAAGGGTAAGCATCGTAGTATATATGGTGACCCTGTAAGTCGTTTTAGTACACGCAAACGACAAGAGTTTGAAAAAGAAAAACGTATTCATTCGGGTAAGAAATTATTTGAAAGTGATGTACCAGTGGTGTTTCGTTGCCTTAGTGAAAACTATCTTAAGGCAGACGTTCCTAAACTTCATACTTGCTTTTTTGACATTGAAGTAGACTTTGATCCTGTGAAGGGATTTAGTCCTACTAGTGACCCATTCAATCCTGTAACTGCTATTTCATTATATTTGGATTGGCAAGATACATTGGTTACATTGGTCATTGCCCCTAAGCATATGTCACCGGAGACGGCGCAAGAAATTTCTAATGAGTTTGAAAACTGTATGCTTTTCACAAATGAGAAGGATATGTTTGATGTTTTCTTTCAACTCATTGAAGATAGTGATGTAATGACTGGCTGGAATAGTGAAGGGTATGATATACCCTTCATGGTTAATCGTGTCACACGAGTAATGAGTAAAGATGACACCCGCAAGTTTTGCTTGATGGGTCAACTTCCTAAACCCCGCACATATGAACGGTTCGGTAAAGAAGAACAAACATATGACTTGGTTGGTCGTATTCATTTGGACTACTTACAACTTTACAAGAAATATAACTATGAATCACGACATTCATACAAGTTAGATGCCATCGGTGAGATGGAAGTAGGGGAAAACAAAACTCAATATGAAGGTACGCTTGACCAGTTGTATAACAAAGACTTTAAAAAGTTTATTGAATACAATAGGCAAGATACTATGTTGTTAGTGAAGATTCACAACAAACTCAAATTCTTAGAACTAGCTAACCAGCTGGCACATGAGAATACAGTATTACTGCCAACAGTAATGGGTTCTGTAGCTATGATTGAAATGGCTATTTTCAATGAAGCGCATGAACGCGGTTTAGTAGTCCCGGATAAAAAAAGAAGGAATGAAAATGCAGAAGAAACAACTCCAGCGGCAGGTGCCTTCGTTGCTACGCCGAAAAGAGGTATGCACGAATATGTCGGAGCAGTTGACCTTAACTCGCTCTATCCCTCGGTTATTCGTGCCCTCAACATGGCAGGAGAAACCATCATTGGTCAGGTCAGACAGACATTAACTGACAAGTACATGGACGACAAAGGTAAGCAACTTGCTAGCCTTAAAAAACGTTTCAAAGAAGGTGATGAGGACGTTACTGGTGCTATTCTATGGGAAAACTTGTTTAGCGTATTAGAATATACAGCTATTATGAATCAAGAACGCGGCACTATGTTGACATTAGACTATGAAGATGGCAGGTCGGTAGAAATGAGTGCAGCCGAGATTTGGAAGTTGATCTTTGATAGTCACA